GTCCAAAAGGTGCTGAAAAAGTAGCGCTTACATCTTCAAAACCAAAATCTAAGACAGGTCTAAATGAAGGTCTTATGGGTATGATTGATCTTCAACCAATCAATGGTATTATGAGAGAAGAGATGGACGAAGATTTTGATACAGCAACAACAGCAGAAGTATATGTATCACCTTCTGGTGAACATAAAGCTACAATTGAATTTAACGGTAAAACTGCTAGAGTTATAGAACGTACTGGTGAAGATATTGATAAATTCTGGAAGATGATTGCAAAGGCTGCTAAAAAAATGGGTGCAACATATATACATTCAGAAGAAAATGATCCTGAGACAGAGAGCATAGAAGATATTCTTTCAAGTTCTATGAATGAAGATCAAGAAATGGATGAAGTCATGGGCCATGACCTTGATAAGAAATGGGAGGCTATTCCAGTAGAAGAAAAAGAAGAAATTCTTGATTCAGTAGATTTCTCAGAAGAAGGTCTTGCTGATTATGCTTACATGTCTTGGAAAATGATTCCTGAAGAAGTTCGTGAAGCTATAACTGATAAAGTTACAATGGCTAAGATTACTGAACCTGAAGAAGATGAAGATGAAAAGATCGCTAAATTAGCTTCAAAGAATGTAAAAAAAGGCGATAAAATGATAAAAGGTCTAAATCCAGACAAGGATATTCATGATCTTATCTATGGTGATGATGAGGATAATTTATATTAATATTTAAATTTAAAATTTATGTATATCATACTTTTAATTGGAACTCATATCTTAGCCGCTGTTATTGGTGCTGCTATATATGCAATTAATACTTTAAAAATAAAAAATACTGTAGAAGATATTAAAAAGACAGGTAGTAAACTTGAACTTTTAAAAGAAGATATAGTAAAAGAAATTAAAAATACAGAGACTTTATTGGAGTCTAAAGCTAAATCTGAAGAAAATAAAACATCTCAGATTATAAGTAAATTATAGGAAATTTAGCTTATTTTAAATTAAAAAATAAATCCTCAGTTTATATAGCTGAGGATTTTTATTATGATATGATTGATATTGGCTGTGCGTCTTTTCTATAAAATTTACCTAGAATATTTTCACAGTAACTATCTACATGTAAAACTTTATATTCAAATTGATAATAGACTTCATAATACGACATCTCTTTTTTAGATTCGCATATTCGTATGATCTCTCTTTTAAAATTTTCTTTTCCTAAAACTTTTACATCTTCTAAAAGAGGTTTACAACTTCCAAAATACGACTCCCAATTGCTCTCTTTTATTACTACTTTTTTCTTTGGAATTCTACCTGGTTTATCCCACTGTAGTGATTCTTTTTTAGTAAGTGGTTTTTTAATTTTATTTTCTAAAATCTTCTTTCCTATATAGAATTTTCCAGTTTTTATGTTTGTAATCTTATATATAAATCCAATTGTCCCTGATGGAAATTGATCTATATTTTCTACAATCTCATTATTTAATAACCATTTCATATTTTAAGAATCGTATTTTATTATAAATGTAGTGTCTGTATGTCTTGATATAGGGTAAGGAGTGCTTAATTTACCTACTGCAAGAAGTTCATTTCTTGAATTATAAAGACCTACTGTAGTCGCATAGGGCATAAAATCTGATCCAGAAACATTATCATTTAACGCACCAATAGATCCTGATTTTATAGCTGAAGGATTTAAAGTATAATTAAAATCATTCTCATTTACATGACATCTCACTTCTGTTTGATAAATAGTAGTTTGAGAATTAAAAGACATTGTAAAAGGAAATAGTGTCATATTAAGAAAGATAAGAGCCTGATAAAAATGAGTATACATCTGAAATTTCACTAGATGATAATCTTCTATTATATATTAAAATGGCGCCTATGTTTAATGGAGTCTGTCCTATATATAATGATGGTGAAGCTGAGAATACAGATGTATTATTATATGGTGATGTAGATATAAATCCACTAGAAGAATTATTAATAGATGAACTAATTTCTGTAGAAGCGGGTTGTGTAATATCTACTATATCTGTAAAAATATAACTAGTATTATCATTTATATTTTTATATGATGTATTTGTTCCAGAATCACCTATTAAATTTGTTTGTATTCTATATGGAGTACTATTTGAGAATTGATCAATAATATTAATACTACTTGTATATGGTGATAATTTTAATATAGTATTTGAAAATGATGCTGTTGATGTAATTGATGGTTTTTTAAATACTATAAATACAGTTAAGGCAGATGCGCCTGAACTACCACTCATGTAATTATAACTTTTAAATCCATTATTAGATGATCCGCTAGTAAGAAAATGTACTCCTGGTTGTGAATTAAATACAGATGAAGATAATATAGGTGACACTATATCTCCATTGGGGCCTAAATCATTTCCATATCCGCTTTGATCATACCACACTTTAACACTATTTGAACCATCACCAGCTAAAGAAATTCCTATATTAGAATAATATTCTCCAATCAATCCATCTCTCACTGTTAACCAATTTGATTGCATAATTAGATCTACATAGTCAGGATTTGTAATTATAATTATTCCTTGATTATATAAAATATTACCTACATGTACAGGTATATTACCATCAATAAGATTACCATTACCATCATCTGATATACTATAATGTATACCTCCATCATTAGAATTTATATTAAATGTATTCTTTGCTATATTTTCACCATATAATGATCTTGGTACGGATATTACTGTTACTTTAGCATCAGAAGCAGTAGGAAAATATCTATAATCATTATTTTCATATAGCGTTCCTGAAGCAGCTGTAGATTGTGGATAATATTCAAAGCCACTTCCAGTATTTAAAAGAGATCCAGAAATATACTGCATATAGAATGAATTCTGGACTGATCTATATAATAGAAATGAGCTTGGGTAGCCACCAATTGGTGATAGAGGACCATTAATTCCTTGCGCTATATTAATACCATTATTTGAAAATGATGAACTTACATAAGAATTATTATATCCTACTACTTTTATAGGAGTAACAGTAATATCAGATGCTTTTAATGTATTATAACTTCTTCCCATTTTATAATTTTACCAATCTATCTTAACACGTAGTAACATTTCTTTTGTAAAATCTTTAGCAAGAGGTTTACTTAATTTTGCTACTGCGAGTAAATCACCATTATTATTATATAAACCCACTGTAGTAGGGAATGTTTGTGGACTATTTACTAGAGTTGGATAGATCAATTGACCACTAGATCCAGAAAGATATGAAGGGTTATTACTATAATTATATTCTCCATTTTTAACTCTCACAAATACATAATTTGCTGATATAGTCTCTTGAGAATTAAGCTGAAAGCAAGTTCCTGATTTTATAGCATTGTATAAATTTGTATTATTTACTGAAGATGATGGTAGACCTGAAGAATAAGATCCGGAATCTATGCTAAGACCTATTCCACCACTCGCAGCAGGTAATTGAAGAGCATCTGGATTTAATATTAAAGTACCTATATCTGGTAAAAAAAATCCATAAGATCCTGATACAGTCCAACCTAGAGTAGATGAGCCATTGATCATAGTAGAACTTGCTTGACCATATGATCCTGATATTAGATTATAAACCCTGCCACAGTCTTTATATGTTATTGTTTTATTTTGATTTTGAACATCTACACTATCATCTGTAAGATTTATAGTAGTACCGCCATTAGTTAGACTTAATTTAGTAGTACCAGGAAATAGACTTTCTTTATATAGATTTCTATTTATATTTATTGCAAAAATATCATTTGATGCAGAATTTAGACCTCCAAAATTAAATAGTTGAGTCTCATCTGCATATACTAGATTTCTGTATTGACCATATGTAGTCCTTGACGGGCTCATATTTGGCACAAGCGGATTATATTGCTGACTACCTAATCCATTTATATTGCCATATGCGATAGAGAACTGTATTGTTGCGCCCGAAGCAGTCGGGTTTGTATTATATACATCTAAATAAAATTGAGGCGCAGGAGACTGATTTGATGCGCTTATCATATTAACTGTAGTCAAAGTTGGTAGACCTGTTGACCACATTGGTTGAACTACTGAATCTGAACTTACTACGAAGTCTGTTGTATCTAATGCTGTAAATGACATATTATATTATTAGCTTTGAGTTATTGTTACTGGTATTGAATATCTTGCACCTGAATCACGACCTACTATAGTAAGTATTGTTTGTAATGTAGAAGTAGAACTTGATCCAAATAGAGATTTTATAGTAGTAGCTGTCATATTTAAAGTAGTACCTATTACTGTCTTAGATACATTTGTACCTATAGTTGTAGTACTATTTAATGAAGTGGCTTCTGGAGTATTGATACCGACACCTGTAAATGAAGACATTGTACGAACATCACCAATTGTAAATTGATACCCAGATGTTTCATAATAAGTACTAGATCCATTATAATTTGCAGTAGATGGTGTAATACTTAATGGAGAACCAATTACTAGAGATATATTACCTGGTACAGAACTTATAACTGGAATTGCACCCGTACCTCTAGGTAAAGTTAAAAGTTTATATTTCATTATCTCCTGATCTTCTGGAAATGCTTGAATAACTGGCATTGCCTGTATTGCTTCTCCATAGAATGCAGAACCAGATGGATGATAAGGATTATAAAGACTATAATCTACTTCATCATCTGCAAGACTAAATTGTGTGATCTGAAAGCTTCCGTCATTTCTTGCTAAAAGTTCTCTTCCTTTTTTTGTTAAGATGGCGTCAATAACCACCGATGTACTGTCTAAATAAGCCATTTTATTTTATATGCTTTTATGTTTATAAATATATACTATTAGTAGTTTAATAGCGCAGATTGTATAGTTGCCTGTAAAGTATTTATATTTTTATAAATATTTGGAGATAAATTCTCAGGCACTGCGAATCCATATGAAGTTTCTCCTGGTCTTTTTCTTCCTTTTACTATTATAGTTGTCTCATCTGGTCTTCTTTTTACAAATACTATTTCTTTATATTTGTTTATATTACTACCAGATATAAATCCAGGAAGAGGTGGATATAATGATAATGTCTTAGGTAAACCAGAAA